TTGAAACAATAACTCCTGAAGAGGGAGTAAGCGCATATAAGAAGGCTGTTGATATCCGCAATCAAATGGGTGGAGCAATGTACTGGAACATGCTCAATGATGAATGCCATATGTTATATGATGTTTGTAGACATATCGGAGTAGAAGAAGACATTATGAGGGAATTATGCAATGATTTGAGATAAATAATAATTAATAAAATATGGTGTTGACAATGACAGAATCACCTAAAAATAAGTCCACGAAAATTAAGCGTGGCTAAACATTTAGAGCCAAGCGGATAATGGCCACAACAAAAACGGGTTTGCCGGTACCAAAACCGGCAATAGTTAATTTAGTGGAGGTAAAACAAATAATGGAATTATATGAATATGGATTTAATCATGTCGGACAGTTCAGAATAAAGGTACTCGAAGGATTTGAAGAAAAAGAAAAAGTATTTATGCGAAAACACGTCTATCCAAGACAAATTAAGAAAAATGAAATAGGATGTCCTAAGAAAGATTTTGGTCCGATTCTCTGCTATTTAACAGAAAAGGACGATGAAAAAGCCAAGGATTTAATCCGGTCTTACATCAATACTATGCTTTCCAAAGAGAATGAGCGTCATAAAAAAGAATGTGAATATATTAATAAACTTATGAAATCAGTAATTTAACTTTTTGGGTTGGGATGTTGCAAGGATCAGGAAAGTACGGGGTGGGTTGCGTGACTTTTATATTAAACATGATGGTGTGTGGTGCTAATAAATGCGAATTTTGTGAGGGGGCGGTACCCGTTTCTATTGTTAGTAATGCGCGCATGAAATCAATAGCAAAAGACAAGTGTCAGCAACGTTAGCCGGTTCGAATCCGGATGCCATCAAAAACCCCAAGTTCATAAATACTTGGGGTTTTTCTGAAAAGTGTTTCCACAGTTCAATTGGTATACTCTTTCTAGACAAGTGAAGTATAACACTATGGAGCCATTTTTGCAAGCGTATTATAATTAAATTCCGCATTAACCGCTATCTCTAACCAAGAATGAGCCTGATCATATTTTTTCTGATCAAAGTAAATACTGGCTATTTTATAGCAGACTGTGGGGCGCGGTTCTGACAGCATAAAAGTATCATAAAGTGTTTTTAATGCCTTATTATCCTTACCCTGTAAAAGATAGCATTCTGCAAGCTGGATGTGGTTGTAAACCTGGCTTTCTTTGTCTCGATCATTCTGTATCTTATTTTTAAAATGTTGTACAAGATCATTAATCATTTCATTTAATTCCCCTTTTGCTATCATTTCCACCTCTCTTATTTTGAATCAATATCTTTCAGTATCTGCTTATAACTGTTTTTGATTAGGTCTTTTTCTTGCTTGTCAGCAGATTTATAAAGCATTTCAGCTATTTGCTCGTCAATCTTGAGCATTTTATTCATCGCCGATTCTGCAAGTTCTCCATGATATTTTGGAGCATCAGAAGTTTGTTCTAATCCCTTTTGCTTCATGTATTCTATAAATTGTATTAATGATTCCTGTTTGAGATTATCAATTCGGCTGTGGGGAATAAAATCAACAATCTCAAGCCGGCGGTCGATATCTTTTGTGTCCTGTGGCTCATATTTGACTGCATTGTCCGTCAAAATGGTTGAATCGGTATTTTCATCAGTTATATACGAGAACTGTCTCTTAAGTCCAAATAGCGCGTTAAGCAATATGGCATTTTTTTCATTTATTTCACCATCCAAAAGCTTTGGAATAAAATTGCTTATCTCGGTTCTCCATGTCTCGACTGACACCATATACCACCGCCTATTTCATTTTTTCTTCTTTTTTCTTGTATTTTTCATGAAGCCAATCATCTAACTCATGCTGATCATGTGCCGATTTGGTTTCTTCAAATCTTTTGTGCCAACGACCTGTTTTTTCATGGTTTTTAGTCATTTTACGCAATGCTTTTTTTGCTGTCTTATTTCCAACTCCTGCAAGCATTCTGTATTCATTATTAAGCATAGCCAGCTTTTCAATATCCTGGCCCAATTTCATATCCCAATTTTTAAGATGATCGATCAATGTTCTTGAAGTATAATCAAAATCTTCATAATCACTTTCAAGAATAAACCTAAATTTGTCAAATGCTTCATTTTCAAGACACATGTGCCAGTTTAAAAAGCATCTTGTGTTGTACCTATGCAGACGCTTAAAACCATTATAACCGGATGATTGACACACTTTCATGGCTTTATTGTTAAAACATTTATGCCATAACAAGATTTTATCAATTTTCATTAAAATATCGTGAATATCTGTGTTCGGATTTCTCATTTCTGAGGAATTCATGGAATTTCTATTCATTTCATCATAAGGCATATTCATACCTCCCTTAACAAATCTTCGTTACAACAACTTCGGCATTGCTGAAAACAGCTCCAACGCCAGTATCAACAAATGTAATTGTAGTAATTGGATTTCCACAAGGACCACAATCCGGCCTTACTCTAACGAGAGTTTCAAAGTCCAGATTAACAATAGTGGTAATAGCGCCACTGGTAGCAGTTGCCTCTGCGCCGGGATATAATACACCATCGACAAATAGCTGTACTGTAATGTCTCCGGCTACACCAGATTCTGCGGCATCTCCATTAAAGTGAACCATATAGATTCCAGGTTTATTAAGATCAATTCCGGCTGAACCGGCAGAATGAGTAACTGTACATCCGGTCAAAATTCGATTATTGTTGAATGCAAGAGTTTCTCCGGTGGTAAGTGTTTGGTCTGTATTTGTATAAGTATCTAACATATTAAAATCCTCCTTTAAATAAAAAATTAGTGTGGGTTATCCCACACTGCGGTTAAACGGTGCGGATATGCACTCTATTGCTATATTCTTTTTATCTGTCTGTGCTTTTACAATCTATCAATTTTTTTCCTGATGTCCTTTAAAACCTCAAGAGATTGCTTTCCGGTTTGAGCACTCTGCCTGTTATTTTCAACATTTTGCCGATTAAGCCGGACATTTTGAGCGTTCAGCGCAATGTTTTTATAATTTAGTCCAACAATCTCAACTGTTAATGCAAGAATAACTATATTAACAAGTAAGTTGGACCATTCAGCGCCATTATTCTTTCGGTTTTGTAGGTTGTACAGGTTGTACATTTTCCATTCTGCTTAGTGTGTCAATTCCCTGTCCGGCAAGTTGCTGAAGCATGACACCAACTTTATCTCTTGCAGCTGGATTGCCTAATAAATAACCAGCACCAAGAAAAATCAATCCAGTAACGTTCATATTATCACCTCGCTGATAATTAAGTCAGTCGGCAGAGCAACGGTGATTGCTCCGCCGATTAACTTAATATATCTCTATCTGTTATGCAACGCCATAATCATAGCCATCGCATTTGCCACGCCTGGGGTAATTACATTCATAATTACGCGGAGGGTAATCATAGATAGTCGGTTCGCCGCCGCAAGCGTAGAATGGAGGACGTTTAGGTACTTCACATTCCAACATGCCAATGCGCTGATTTGTGCAATTAATAGCACCCAGCACCTGGTCAATTTTGCGTTCGGTGAATGCCTCATTTTTCATAGTCTGAATCTTCGTATTTTGTTCTGCGATCTTATCGCGCAGGTCCTGGATATAGTTCTGTTCGATCAGTGCACGAGTCTTTTCACCTTCGCAGTGAACCTCTTTCTGTGTTTCACATGCGGTTTTCCATACATCCTGATCTGTTTTCCAGATGTCTTTTTCAACGCAGCATAATTTGTCTTTTAAGTGAGATTCCTGTTCCCAGTTACTCTCATCCTTGTAAGTAGGCTGTACACAAGGGCCGCAACCATTGCCATAGCCAACTCCGGGATAACCATGATCGTATCCGCCGCCGTGTCCGTGACCATCTTTAAAAAGACACCATAAGACCACGACTACAAGCAGTATAAGTACTCCACTGCCGCCAAATCCACCACCATAGCCAACTCCGCCGTATCCAATGCTGGGATATCCAACATTATCTACCATTTCGTTTCCTGAGCTGTTAAAAGCCATAGTATTTCTCCTTTCTGATTTTGTTTATATCAAAGGCATGATGCCATTAATACCTATACTCTCGGGTATATCGAACTATCAAATCTCGTATCTGTTTTTCTTACAGACGGATTTGTTGTGTTCTTATTTGGTCCATTTGCATTAATTGCATTTCCCAGATTGTCAACCATTGATTTAAGATTGTTTGTATCCAGACCCAACTTAGATGAATATTTACCATATTTTTTAAACATATTATTTAAAAATGCCTTATCAACACCCATGTTTTTAAGCGTATCAATTCCACTATCAGGATTATTGATCAGACTCGGAAGTACCTTTTTTCCTTGCGCCAGAGCTTCCTTTACTTGCTGAGGGCTTCTTCCCGTTATCTGCGCTATTTTGTTCGTCTGACTTTCCGCAAGATTCAACACCATATCTATCATTGACATTTGTTCCAGCTCCTTTCAATTCCTTTATTTCTGCATTTAATGCGCCTATGGCTTCTAATAGCTGCTGATTAATTCTAGCCTGTTCAATAGCTTGTTCCATGGCAATTTCTTCTGCACTTTTCTTGGGAGTTATTACACCTAAATCAACAAGTTTTTCATAATAATTTTTTATGATCTCTTCTTGTTCTTCTATTAATTTCAAAAGTTCGGATTCTCGTTCATTATCAATTCCAATTTTATCTCTCGCGCCTCTGTAATTAGCGTTGTAAATATCGCCATTTTCGCTTATCAAACCAGTAAATACGTTTTCTGCGCTATATCTTGTGTAGCTTTCTTCATACGCCATAAGCTTCTCCTTGCGATTTATATATATTTCATTTATTTATCCATCAATAAAAATTTTCAACAATCCAAAAAACCTTTTATTCGACAATCAAATTTATTAATCTAAATATATTTTCGCATAAAAAAAGAACGGCAACACACGAGAAATCCTCGCGATTGCCGCTCTAAATTCTTTTATAAAACTTTGATTATCTTTTTATTTACCTTGTTTGATAAGGTGGTTGCTTTCGATTCCTTTATATGCATTATATCACATATTTCAATCATACTTTTGTTTTTTGCTCTTAAATTGAAAAACTGCAATTCTTCATCTGTAAAATTGCAGTTTTCAATAAAAAATTCAAGTTCTTTTTTAACAAAATTACATAGCTTTGGGCATTTTTCTGCCATTATCGCCTCCAATAAAAAAGAACGCCTTAACGTTCTTAATTTTTTCTTACTTTCGTTCCCCGGGAATTACTATTGGAATTATTTTTTTTCTTTTTTCTAGTTTTCGTCACTTTGACTGTTGCCATCTAACCACTCCATATATTCTAAAAATAATTTCCATGTTTCTTCTGAAACATCTTGTGATGTTACCAGATTTGAATTTCCGGCTGCATAAACTCCTGTGGCTTCAATCGATGTAGTATATTCATATTGTAGGCGTTCATAAGTATAGAGACAGTATTGTCCAACGACAACAACAATCAATGCAATTATAATACTACCGAGCCATGTATTGATACGTTTTGTCATCTGTAACATTTCCCATGCCCACGAATGATCAATATCGCGTTCTGCTTTTTCAACTTCATTTTCTACTTTGTCAATTTTTTGCTCAATGTTCATTTATTCTCCTTTTCTTCATCAGCTTTGGTTATTTTATAGCCGTGGTCTTCTCGAAGGTGCCGGTCTATTCGTTCATGCAAACGCCTTACAGAATCTTTGTTATCTTTCGTAGTTTGATTAACCATTTCTTTTATTTCCTCAAGATCCTCTTTTATGTTCTTTAACTTTTCATTAAGAGTACCTTTCCATTCACCATCTTTCGATGTATCTTTATTTCTGTTTTTCGAAAATGTCAAAATGGTTAATCCACATAATGTAATAGATACTGCAAGAGAAATTATTTCTGATATACCCATTATTTTCACCACCTATCATAGCAAACATTTAATTCTTTGTCAAACAAGATTAAGCCCCAAATTTTACTTTGAGGCTTATCTGATTACTGCGATATCATGCTGCTATCAAACATTTTACGGTTATCGGACCACAGACATTATCTATTTTTATTTTACATGATGCCTGGAATTTACCCAACGCCGCTTTGGTTTTAACCCCAAATTTACCATCGATAGCAATGTCATAACCAGCTTCTACCAATTCCCATTGTAGCCATTTTACAGATTCTCTTATCTCTTTAACACGAGATGTATCATAATAAAGCAGTTCAGTTGGCACATTATAGGGATTTGCTGTTTTCCATGTACCATAAACTTTGTTTTCATAGGTATAATCAATATCAGAGAATGTCAATCCATGCGTCCACTTTGTTGCAGATACTTTGGTCATTTTTGTTCCGTGATCAATGCCTTTCGCTTCGTAACACATAGGTACACCGTCAATAATTCCTGCATAGATTCCTACATGACCAGACTTCCATAGCACAACGCCAACAGCAAAATCTTTTATGTTGGAAATCGGCAGTCTTGTATAAGCTTTCTGATACAATTGTGCGGAGCCTATGTTAATGCCGCGATAACCGGATATCAGACCGGAGCAATCGGTGTTTGTTTTTCCTACCTGTCCTTTGTTTCTTGCCTTTTTCATATATGCAGTGGTTACGGTTGATGGATACATGCTATGCATTACCTGCATTTTGTTTTCTGTAAGCAAGCCATCTGTAATTTTCGCTCCATAAAAATATGGAGTTCCTATCTTGCTTTTTCCATAATCCGCTAATCCATTTCCTGTTAACATATTATTCCTCCTTTTTTGTTTGTACAGCCAATTCCGGCAGTCCTGCAGCTGACGTTAATAGAGATAATAGACCGGATAACAATGATGCAGACAATAACATTACCCAATTAACATCATTGAGTACAACCGATGTCCCAATTGCGGCAAGTGCCGTTTGCGCTACTGTTTTTATTGCCCTGATTCCGGCAGCCTTTAACCATTCTTTACTCATTTTATTTTATTTCCTTTCTTTTATATTCAAAAACCAGGATCCCGAAAATGGGATTAACTGGTTCTTGGCTCAATAGTATATTTGATTCTCAAATACTTTCACATTTTCATCACCTTCTTTCCTTCAATAAACAGCAATTTAGCAGTCTTTGATCTGCTATACTCAACTCAAACACAAACAACCGAGGCAACAATTACACTCAGTAACGGACGTAAGTTATCTGACTATAAAAAGTTATATATAGAGTGCGGCTATGGGTATGTTGCGTATAGCTATACAGTACGTGTAGATCGTGTACGTACATTAGCAAGCCATAAGTTTAGATTCCCGTCCAATATATTTGGCAGTGATGATATTGGAACTAATTATTGCTATTTGCAATATGCATCTGACACCACGCTAAAAGTCAGAAATGCCGGGACGGATGTATCATTTATTATTTGGGGAACACAGTAGTTTAAATAGTTATTTAACCCCATACACATTGACTGTTGCTGGTATAGAGTCGGAATGTCTGATTGTGCTTGTTAGTCTTAGCGATGCAATATTAGTTGCACTGTTGTATGAGGTTACAAACCTTGCCAAGCAATAATAATCCATTGTTGGTAGAACGGTGATTATTTTGGTCTGCGCGGTTGACAATAACCCCTTGGGATAGATTGCATGTTCCACAAAATTATTATAATTTACTCTTACGAGTAAGGCGCGGTAATTACTCATATCTATATCTTTTGCGACATTATCAGTATGAGGAATGTCAAACAGCCAGATCATTGACATTATGTCTGCTAAATTGCTGTTTATTTGCTTAATTTCCGCTGCGGTACCTAATGGGACTGGTAAATTATCTTTATCTCCAAATGCTGGCACTCCATTGTTCGCCACCGCCAAATCTCCATATTCCAATGTGGCAGGATATGTAGGTGTTGCAGTTGTACTTGTTTGTCTTTTTAATTTCATAATTAATATGCCTCCATTTTCAAATCTACTATTGGCGTGTTATTATCAATAATCAATAAACTATTTACCTCTTTTGCTCCAAAAGGAGTCCCATCTTGCAATATTTCATTTACCTGAACAAGACGAATATTTGTTTCAACAATCGTTCCGTTTTCCCGTACAAGATTATATCTAGGTTGTCCGTCACCGCCTAAGATTCTATCAAGATATTTATCCAAAGAAATCTCCTCCTAACTCAAATGATAAAATTAATCTGTTTGAATATTGAGAATTTAAAATATTGTAATATAACAGAGTAGATCTTTCTATTCGATTTACATCCTCGTTATTCCATGTTGTATTATTTTCAAAAAATTCCTTTGTGGCTTCAAAATTATTTGATCGAAACGTATTATTTGCTAATAATTCCAAATTTTCTTCAATTACATTAAAGACCTTAGCATAAAAAAATGATCTTATATTTATTTCATCAATATTGGGATATTTCCATTTTTCATTTATTGAAAATGCTAACTCAATAAGATATATGATATTGTTTTTTATTCTGTTGTACTCTGCATATTCAAAAAAATCTGTTGAATTCCAATCTGTTTTTGCATATGTCCACATTTTAATACCCCGTATAATTTAATTCATCAGCAGTAGCAGCTTTACCTGTTGTATTTCCGGTTCCACCGTTTGCGATAGGTAATATACCCGTAATGCCAGGACGAGGGCTTGCCGCTAAAGGACTTGCTGCTGTTGTTGAAGCTAAATTTATGAGCATGGATGGAGCAGTCGACAAACCGGTACCGCCATTTGTGATGGCGACTATTCCGGTTACATTTTCTGCTGTGCCTGTTACACTTGTCGGTGTGGCCGGCAATATCATGTTTCGTGCAACTATAGCCGTCACTCTGCCTTTTACATCCACGGTTATGTACGGAACTATAATAGTTCCACCAAAGCCTAACGTTGCGGCTGCTGTCGGTCCATAACTGCCAGCCGTTGCGCCGGATGTCGCTAAAGTCAAAATAGCTGATACATCTTTACTGCCATCTACGGACAATGAAGCAGCACCATCCCCTGTAAGAGATAATTTTCGTTCAGAATACCATTTTGATGCACTTGTTACATTTCCTGCAACAGTTGCGTTTATTTGCGCTTGCAATTTTCCTATTGCAATAAGCAAAGAATCAGCAGCAGTAACAGCATTATTTTCAGTAGATGCTGTTGATAATCCAGTTAATAAGGCAGCTCTTACAGATGTTGCAAAATCAGTCCACGCTTTTAATCCATTCCAATATTGACTTGATGTACCCTTTGCTATGACTGGTTCTTTCCCTGACAATAATATAGCAATGTCGTCTTTTGTATAAATATTCGATAAATCGACTTTTTCAGTTTCGAGTATTTGCTTTTGTGTTCCATCCCACCAGTAATCTGGTACGCCCAATTCTATGATAAATAAATTATCGCCCTTTCGTAATTGTGCTGTATTAGATGAAATTGCCAACCAGGCATTTAAGGATATTAATGTATCAAAAACAAAAGCCCGGCTTGCTCCCCTCGCAATTGCCTCCACTTCGGAAAGTTTTTCATTTACAATTAATATTTTCCCGTCAATTTGTATTGCGGTATATGAATCAGTGATACCCATCCCTGAAAGGGTACTTGGATTACTTCCAGAAGTTACCCTACCTTTTGCATCCACTGTTGTTTTGGTATATGTTCCGGCAGTCACACCACTGTTAGCCAATGTCAAATTTATGTTTGTAGTTTCAGAACCATCAAAACTCCCCGTTCCTGATGCATCTCCTATAAGATTAAGAAGCATTTTTGAAAGCCATTTGCTTGATGTTCCTGCATTTCCCGTGATCGATGTCTGTGCCGGATGGATATGACCTTCATTCGCATATTTTCCGTTGTCCAAACCAGCAGCACCTTCTCCAGAAACAATCGGTATCGCGGAGCTTGACATTGAATGTCCATAATCTGATCGAGAGCTAATGCCATATCTATTGTCCGCACTGGCGTGTGATTTAGGAGCGGCTCCTGCTTGCTCTGCTGTGACAGAATGCGGATTTGATATATTTGCAATATGAGAATTTACATTTGCTCTAAGGGAGCGGATTGCACTTGTAATCTTATTAATTATTGCCGTCAGAATTCCGGTATATGTCGCATTATCGGATTCCGGATCATTTATAGTTCTGTTTCCAATTTTGGAATCTGTAACCGCATCATTTGCAATTTTTTCTGTTGTTACGCCCAAATTGGCTAATTTTCCAGTAGTAACTGCCAATTCCATGATTTTTGATGTAGTTATATTGGAATCTCTTATTTTATCAGTTGTTACGCTTGCATCTGGATGATCTAATTCTAATGCGACTATATGCGACCGGATTAATGTTTCAAGCTCCGTATCTCTTAATAGCGAATTCTCGTCTATGGTGAATACAATACTATCAATATTATCCATATTTACGTTAACATCATTTATATCCGCAGCACCATCATATGATGGCTTGCGAAGCTGAAAATGAAATGTATAATCCATTTATATATCACCCTCCAATCTTTTTGTAATTAAGCTGCCTCTTATTCCACCAGTAAAAGAAATAACATGTTTTAGTGTAATCACTTTTAAGTCGTCCGAAAAATCAGACTGCATGGAAATTATATCATTGCTTTCCAATTCTGGATTTCCGCGATAATCATAATAATATGTATTTCGCATGTTCAGATAATGCGCATATTGACTTACAACACTTAACAGATGATCATAGGACGTAATGAGAGGATTCTCAATTTTCTCAGTGATTCCAGTTTCATTAAATTCAAAATTATAAACAGTCTCATTACTTGCTATTTCCTGTTTTTCTTCATCAAAATAATATTCATAAACTTTTCCCTCAATGTTTTTTAGCAAAGGAGATTTTTCAATTTTCGGGGAATTCCACATATCATCAAGTGTTAACTTAAAATCATTTTTTGTAAATGCATTAGGTTCTATATGTATATTTCCTTCTAAGTCAGTAAAAAGTATACAAAATGCTGCCTGCGCTATTATTTTAAGACTATCTTTGAATGAATAATCAGTTAATGGCGCATTTGTTGATATTTCTTTTAGGGTATCGCTTATATAATATTGTTGTTCTGTTAACTTAGCATTTTTTAATACATTTTCTGCTAAATCATATAATGATCGGACATTAAGACCATTATTCTCAAAATAAGTCTCTGTAAGCCCACCAATCAAGTCCGTGCAATTGAAAGTTACTTGTATCCCGTCTGCAATGGGTATAGCATCTAAAATATAACTACCATTATCAATCCATTCTATATAATCTCCGCGCACAAGATCACCCCATGTAACCAATTCCAGATCACCCCATTTTTGATCTTTTAAATCACCCCAGGAGATGGGTTCTGTAAGCTGCAATCCATATGAAATTGTAATAGGACTCTTTTCCTCGACATAACTCCATATTCCGTTTGGATTATCAGGATTATAGCTTTTATCCAAATTCAAGATATTAAAGCTAAATGTGTTTATAGGTAAGCGTCTCATGATCGGGTCTATATCTTCTGTTTGAGTTGCATTAATAATGTTTCGGTTATCAAATATGATTCCAACGCCAAAAATAATATTGCTAAGCCTTGCGCGTTGAAACGGCTTAAACCAACGTATAAATTTTATCTGCATACTATCAAAATATTCAAAATCACCATATGCTATATAATTAAAGCTATCGACTTCATATTTTTTTGTAAAAATAATATTATTTTGCCGATATGCCGTAATTTCAATTTCCGATGGATAGCGTTGCATTATATGATCAAATATAAAGCTGAGTCCTTTTGATCTGTGTGTTTTTGTAAAATTCATTTTAATATAGGGCTGTGGATTAAAATATCCGTTCTGATCGCTTAAAATATTTGATACAAATCCCTGATATAATATTGTTCCTTGTGATTCTGGTACAATTCTTTGCCGTCCATTTAACAAAAAACCGTTGTTTTCTGCCGTGGCATAAGAATATTCTTGATTATATCTTGATATCTTACTGACTTCTGACAAAAATTCATGTCCATTATCAGCAGCCGACATATCATCTGCCGCATCCACATCAACAAGGCCAAAGTTAATTCTCATATAACTCCGGCCTCTTATTCTATTTGCCATTTCTTTTTTCCATAGCTCAGATACTTTTTGCATATTATTCCCCTGTA